TAAGCCTTTATATTGTAATATGCCGGCATATGGTATTCTATTTATATGAACATCATAAAATGACATAAATATACCAATTACTAATGATGGTTTATTATATGTTTTATCTCCAAGTACATCTTGGATTGTATAATTCATACCTTTTATTTCTACTATAGGTTCAGTAGCATTTTGTACAACTTTTTGATATAAAATTGTACCATCAGCTGGGGAGTAGAAGTGTTTGTAATCTATATAGTTAGGACGCATTGGGTCTCTAAAAAAGAAGGTATTAGATAATTCACCTACTTCTAATTTTGAGAGTTCTGCTACTTCTCCGTCTAACCAATCTTCAAGATATTGTGCCATTAGAGAAGAGATTTAGTTTGATCAACATAGTTCAAATGCATCATCATACAACTTAACATAGCACCTGATTTCATATATTCTGAGAGGTTAAATAATACAGGTTCAAGTCCTTCGTTAAAACATATTTTTTCTAAGCTTTCTATTTTATGTTTTTCAGCTTCATAATTTTCATCTGCTCTAGTCATTTCAGAAATGTTCGAAGCACATAATATAGTGTTACCTAAACGAACTGAGTTAGTTATCCCATTGAGAGCGTCCTCAACATCTACGTCTATTATTTCAGTATGTTGTGATAATTGCGCTAACTCATCTTCATTGAAGAGTTCCGTGCAAACTAATGTTTTATTTTTAGTTAACGGGAAAATAGAACAATCAAGGTGATAGAGATAATCATCTACCATTTCAACCTTAATAATTTTCATATCAAATTCTTCTTCCATCCATTCGTATGCTTGGATATCTGAACGGATACCATATCCTCCAATATAGACGTTATCATAAAGATATTTTAGGTCAGCTTCTCCTTCCCACTTAAAAGGACACATATGAACATTATAATCCATTAATTCAAAAAATGGCTTACCCACTTCTTCTTCACCTTGGCGAGGTTCTGAAGTGAAATTGGCCATAATAATATTATTTGAATCTGTAATATGAGGGAGATAAATACCTAAGTTGGCTACATAAACTAAATCTTGATAATCTCCTTTAGCTGGTAGATTACAGACTAATCCGTTACCAGCTACAAATTGATATAAATCTAAAAATTGACGATAAGCAACTTCTTTATTTATTTTAAGTGCTTCTTCTTCTAACTCTTGCATCCAAATATTATTTGGGGTTTTTGTGTCTAGAGTGAAGGGAAAATTCATAACGAATGCCGGAATAGGCAACTGAGAGGGTGTCTCTTTCATTTAATATATACTTTTATTTGTTTACTATAAATATATAGTAACTACTAGAGAATAAAAAAGCCCCACCGAAGTGGGGCTTTCTCTTAATATATTCTAAAATCTAATTAGAGGGTGTTTAAACCATTAACGTAGATCTTAGCATAGTATTCAGGTCTTAACATCTTCTTAGCGTAGCGAGTCAAGAGACCTTTACGTGGAGTGAAGGTCGTTGGATCGTACACAAGAGGTGTCATGATTAATGGAATATAAGGAGCGAAAGTAGCACCTGTTTCCAAGAATTGTGAACCTTTGAATCCTAATAAAATTGTATTTTCAGTCATGTATGGGTTCTTGTAAACTTCATACTTGCTATTCAAGTTACCAACTTTTTGGATACCAAATGCATAGTTCATAGTGTTTGCATCAGCACCATCAGCAGCTGCGAATCCTGGGATTGATTCCAAGATAGTACCTACTGTTGGAGAGCAAACCATGAAGTTAGCACCACCTCTCAAAGTCAACTGGTGGATCTTGTTAGATACCTTGTTGATTTTAGTACCGAGAGTTTGGAACCACTGGCCTTGTGTGTTGAAGAATCCGAGATCGCTGTTTGAAGGAGCTTCAGAAGATCCATCATAAGCAACATTATTAACTGCTGACCAGTACTCTGTAGTAAGAGCGTTCTCAATCAACATACCCATGATTTCCAAGTCAATCTCAAGAGCGATATACTCACTCATGATAGAAGTCAACTCAGCCTCAGCATCCAAAGAATGGTAAGCATTCAAATCTTGAGCGAACTCAGGAGTCCATACAGCTTTGAGCTTTTTAGTCTTAGCAACAATTGCTTCAGACTTCATCTTAATGTTGATTTCTGGGATGTCAATTACAGCATTTTGAGCTTGGAGAGAAGTATTACCATCTTCAAAGTCACCTCTGAATTGATCAGTTGGTTGTTGAACATATACAACAGTAGTATCACCTGCAGTATTAGCATCTACATCAGCAGAAGCAGATACGAATAATACAAAGTTAGTACCATCAAAATAGTTGTAAGCACTAGTTAAAGCATTAGCAGCAGTTACAGCGGTTAAGGCACCTCCAAAGCTACTAACAAAGAAACCTCTAGCACCTTCCTCATCAGCATAATCATTAATAGCAGTTTTAGCAATAGTAATTTTAGCGATTTGATCAGCTGCAATAGAAGCAGATAATGCTGAATCATATCCTACTTCCTGCCAAGTAGCTGAACCTGAAGTAACGCTAGCAGCAGCTACTACAGAAGAAGTTACGTTAGTAGAATAGGTCCACTTACCAGCACCATATAAACCATTCTTTGGGGCATCAGCTGTATCAGTTTGACCATACATAGAGCCAGCACCAAATACATCACCTCCTTCAGTGAATTTAGTATCGTTAGCATTGTTATCACCAGCACCTCCATATTGGAAGTCGAGGAAGAAAACAAGACCTGAAGGTAAGCTCATTGGTTGAACACTAACGAAATCTTTTGCAGCGATTTGACCAAATACCTTTCTTACGAGAGGAAGAGCAATTCCAGCCCACTGTTCACCTTGTCCTGCTGAGAAAGAACCAACAGAAGAAGTACCCCCACCAGTTTGTGATGACTCAACAACGAGTTGTTTTGCCTGGTTTTCGAGAATTAAAGACATGTTGTTTCTGTCGACTTCATTTTTGATGCCTTCCAACAAGCCTGTTCTTTCCCATTTGCGAGCTAATCTAGCAGCATCAGACTGAACTGATTTCCACTGATTTGAGCTCTCTAAAAGAGAATTTAAATTTGACATTTTGTTTTGTTTTTAAAGTTTAAAATTAATTAATACCTGCTAATTTTTTAAAGCGAGCTACCATAGCATCTTCTTGAACAATACCTTCATTCAATTTACGTTTTGGAGCAACACCCGCAGGTCTTGAAGCAGCACCTCTTGACTCTCTTAAGTTAGACTTAGGAGATTTAGCAACTAAGTTCTCGCTAAGAGTTTCAAATGTAGCCTTTGCTTCTTTTACTGTTTCGGCTTTATCAAAAGCCTTTAAAACCTTAATTTTCTGATTTTCTGTTAAGTTTTTAGCTTTGAAAATCTTGTTAGTGTAGAGTAATTTAGAGTTAAGTAAGTTAACTTCGTTAAGATCAGAACGTAAAGTATTAATAACTTCTTTAGCTTCATTAAGTTCTTCCTCAAGTTCAGAAGTTTTACCAGCAGTCATACCAGTTGCAGCACCCGCTCCATATCCTAACTTTTGAAGTTTACCATACAGTTTTCCTATCTCTGAGTTAGGTTTCTTTTCTTTGACTTTTTCTAATGCTTGCATTAATACGCCTATACCACCAACTCCTGCAGCTCCAAGAAGACCTGTAGCTAAAGTTGCAACTAATGATTCATTAAGAGGTTCTTCTTCAGTTTCGATATCCATTTCCATTTCTTCTCCTCCTTCTTCTTCTTCCTCTTCATCATCTACCATTTCAACGGGATCTCCACCAGCTTCAAGTTCACCAGAAGCAACCATGTCTTCGATAACATCTTCGATCATGTCCTTCAACTCTTCTTCACTCATGTCTTCGAGGTTGATTTCTTCTTCAGCTTCTTCACCTTCTTCAGCTTCGTAAGTTACATCAGCTTCTTCCATGGGGTCTTCACCTTCTTCCATTGGATCTTCACCTTCTTTAACTTCTTCACCTTCGTTGGTTCCATCAGCCTCTTCGAGTTCTTCTCCCTCTTCGAGTTCTAATTCAGCCAAGATTTCATCAAGATTGAGTTCCTCTTCGAGTTCCTCTTCCTTAATTTCTTCTTTGGCTTCATCTTGTTTACCATAGCCTTCTTTTTTCACCTCCATCTCTTCTTTCATCTTTTTCTCTTTATCAACTTCAGCCAAGTCAGTTTCTTCTAACTCGTCCATTTCATTGATTTTTTGAGCAAGCATGTCTTTAAGATGAGGTGTGAAAGCTTCTTCTAAAGCGGCTTTCGCATTTGCGATAGCGACTTCTTTGACTGCTTTTGCATCAGCAATAGCGTCTGCTAACAAATCTCTGTTTGCCATTGTTCCTAAATTTTTTTGGGAAAGTACGCTTATTCTGTAAAAGCGTAATAGTGATTAATAATAATTAAATGCCGTATAGACTGACGGCACATTCTTGCGATAAATATATAGAAAAAAAGAGAGATGCATTTTTTTGCATCTCTCCTTCCTTTACACCGAGGGGGTAAATTTTATATAATTGGACACTGTCCGTTGTTACATAATATTTCAGTAATTATTTCGTTTATTTTATAGTACTCATTAGTAACCGTAGCAGAAGGATCTAATCCTTCGCTTATAGGATGGACATAAGCACCTGGTGTAGAAGGGGTTGATACAAAATCCCAACATAACAATTCGAAATCATCTTGTACTTCTTGTACTCCATCAGAACTAGGTTTTAAACTACCCATTCCTCTAGAAGATACACCTACTGTAATTCCGTTTTTAAATAACTCTTTTAATATGTTGCCTGAGGGGGTTGGTAGTATTTCAATTTTACCCATTACGTGATCCCCATCCCACCAAACGTCTTTAATATTATGTGAAACATTTTTAAGATTAATAATGGAAGAATCAGGGTGATCTAATTCACCTAATGCTCTATTTTCTGCTACAGGACCTTTTTTATAGTTTTCAACTTCTCTAGCTAAGATTTCTTTAGGATAAGACCTACCATTACCGTTTTGGGTTTCGGCAGATTGTAATTTACCCTCAACAATCAAATTACCATTTTCGGTTTTAACCGCTTCGGTAATTGCTTGAGGTGAAAGCCTAAAAAGTTGAGTATCTATAAGGGTTTGTCTCATTTTCCTCCAGTCATAGTGTTCTTATCAGCAGAAACTTCCATTAATTTTTTTTCTAATTCCTTAATTTCTTTTTCTACTTCTTGAATAGCACTTTGATTGATAAATTCTGAGAGTGATTCATCTTCATTAATGGCACAAGCTCTTTTTCTTTCAGCAATTGCTGCTTCATAAATTTTGGCTTCTACTTTTTTCTTAGCAATTTCACCTAAGCGTTCTGCTTCTTTAAGAACTTCAGACATTTTCATTCTGCCTTCCTTTTTCATTTTTTTCTTTTCTTCCTTCTCACCTGCTGCTTTACCTTTTTCGTATTCATACGCAGCTTCACCTTCTTCTACTTCTTTTTTCTCTTCAGCTAAAAATGCTTCAAATTTATTCTCGTAATTTGTCTTTTTACGATCAGCAAAAGGATTACCAAGTGATGGAACACCAGCTACAGCTTCTTCTAATAATTCTTTTAATTCTTCTGATTTTTTCATATCATTTTCTTTTAAGTCTCCGTAGCCGGAGGATTTATATTTGCCTTTGGGCTCTTCTTGTTGTTTTGATTCTTCGTATCCTAAACCATCTACTTTAAAAGCAGCATTTTTAGTATAAAAAATAGGATCTTTTTCTAAATTTTTAGCTACTACTTCTCTTGCTTCGTCTAAAGTTAATTCAGGATCTTTTTCTAACTCAACTCTTAAACCATTAAGATATTGATCAAAGATTTGGTTATTTAAATTCTTTTTATCTTTATAATCGTACCCTGCTGTCTCTTTTTCGTTTACTTCTTTAGTAGTTTTACTTTCAGTAGCCTTTGCTTCTTCATTTATAAATTTATCAAATGAAGTAAAAGGATTTAATTGAGCAGAAGGCATTAAAGGAAAAATATTTTCACTAATTATGCTACGACGTTTTAAGGCTTTAGCAGTTTGATCAAATGTAGCAGCATTATGTATAATATTAGGAAACAAACGCTTTGCTTCTTTCATAAAAGTACCTTTATGTCCTTTTCCTTCCTTAAGTAAGTTATATTGTTCTTGAAGTGTCTTCATATTAATAAATATTAGTCTTTATACAAATCTACATAATCAATACCCTTTGATTTTTTTCTAAGAGATTTTTGATTAACTGGTTTGTAACCTGCTTTAGTGTATTGAGAGATATTAGCTTTACCAAATGCATAAGGTGTGTTATAAGCCATACCCATAGTTTCTTTTACTGTTCTTTTAGCTATGGCATATTGATCAGGATAGTTTGTTCTAAAGAACGTTCTAAATGAATTAAAAGTATCCATTACATTATCTGCTTGGGATTGAAACTCAGTATCGTTTCTTAATTCTTTTTTAGTTTTTAAACCTTTAGCAGTATTCCTAGCCTTACCCAAATCCGAAAATAATTTATTAAAACTAGGAAGTTTAATAATTTTATGAGTAATACCACCACCTTCACCTCTTTCTTCAGGTTTATTAGCTTTAGCATAATAACTCAAATCACCTTGAAAAAAATCATCCTCACTAGTAGGACCATATAAATCCTCAATTCTTTTAATAAAGCTTGGGCTTAGTTCTGAGGGTTTGATAGTCTCATCCATTATTTAATTACTTTAGAGATTTCCTCGGTTAATTCATAATATTGGAGCAAATTAACTAAATCATCGTTATTAATTTTTGAACCCTTGTCTATTTCTTTAAGTAATTTAACTACTTCTAATAATTTAATTTTAATAGCACCCTCTTCTAATTTCTCAGCTTGGGTATTTAGTGTTACCTTTACCTCAGCAATTTTAGTATTATATATTTCTTTTAAACGAGGGGTATTATCAATAGAATTAATAAATTCTTTAAGAATTTCTTTTTGACCCTTATTTAAATTAGAGTATTTACCATTAAACTTTTCAAGCATTACTTTGTAAGTAAGAATTCTTAAATCCTTATCATATTTAGAAAATTCTTCAACTAAATCTTCTTTTACTTTTTTCTCACTAACTGGTTTTTTGGTGAGACATTCAAGTATAGTTACTTTGTTGTTTATGATTTCATCAGTTTCAGATAATTTATCTGAATTGAAAATTTCTATTAATTTATAGAAAGCAGCATACCCTTTATAATTGGGAACTTGGTGGCTAAAAAATTCCTCTAAATTATAATGCTTACGAATTTCATTTATTAAATTATATTTTTCTCTTCTTAAAGCGCTTCTATTTAATTTACGAGTTGCTTCTAATATAGTATTTAAGATAATATCTGCTTTTCCCTCACTTAAATTTTTACTTTTAAATAATGATTCGTAAAGCTTATATTCTTTTCCTAATTCGGTTTTAGCAAATGATTTTTTTAAAATATTAAGGGAAGGAGACTCATTTTCTGATAGGGTATCAGCAGTTATTTGCCTTACTAAAAGTTCAAATAAAAGTCCGGTATTTTTATACTTAGAATGTTTGATTCTCATTGATGGGCTTTTTTATAAATATATAAAGATTTTCACTCCTTTAAGTTACTTTCATCTAGTAGTGAGTTATCTTGCTCAAATACTAATTGTTTACGATTAACTGGTAACTTTTTTAGCATCTCTTTATTTTGTAAATAAGCTGTTTTGGCTTCTAAAGCTAAAGGGGAACCACTTTTATATGAGGGTTTTATAGAACTAGATTCATTTTCAACACCTTTCATAGTTTTTACACCTAATCTATCTTTACCAAAAGCATTATCTTGGGTATTACGATTTGATGAATTTTCTTCAGGTCGACCTAAATTACTCTGTTTATAATCAGTAGGTACATTATCGGGTTCGTCATAGTATCTACCTTTGCCATATAATGAGGCTAAGTCATGTGGTGTACCATATGATTCACCTGTTTCTACAGGATCGTTTCCTTCAGATTCAATTTGTGCATTGCGGAAAGTACGTTTAGCATCTTCTCTAACTAAATCTCTAAACTCATTATATTCATCTTCACTCATATCAAATAAATGGTCATAGATAAAGTCTGTAGGGAATAGTTTAGTATCTATCATTTGGGTTGCTAGGTCCATTTTTTCTTTCATTAATACAACTCTCTCCTGTTCATATATAATAGAAGGGATAGTTAAATTAAGTTCAAAATTTGCTAATTCTTCCCCATCATAACCTTGGGTATAAAGATGGACAACTGCAATTTTATATAGTTCTGAAAGGACTATTTTTTGGATACGTTCTACGGTACGAGCAAATCTAATATCTTCTGATGCTAGAGTTGCTTTCCCCCCAGTATTTTCATCATATCCTAAAAATGCTTTAGGTACTTTAAGAGCAGCAAATAATTTATCTCTTAAATATTCAACATCTTGGATTCCATCATATTGTAAACCAGGAGCAGTATCAATTTTAGTAGTAGTATCATTACCCCTCATAGGAATATAAAAATCTTCTAACATGTTTTGCATGTTATATTTTAGGTTATAATCCCCAGTTTGTTGATCCATATAAGGGGTACGTTTCATTTTCGAAATCGTCTTCTGCATAAAATTTTCTACTTCAGCAGGAGGAATAGCACCTACGTTTATGTAAAAAATTCGTTTTTCGGGAGCACGTACAATTCTATGGACTAACATAGCATCCTCCATTAACATATATTGTTTAAAGAGTTTGCGAGCAGGTTCTATATAACTTCTACCATACGGAAGGTAATTTACATCTGAAAGTAGTCTAAAGTGAGCAATTTCATAGTTGTCAAAATAAATTGCATTAGGATTACTATTTTCTGAGATAGATGTTGATGCTCCGTAGTAACCACCATATTCTCCTCCTCCACTTAGTCCATCAGGGTCGAATTTAAATTTGACTTCTACATCATGTTTATTTTCTCCTATTTTTTCTTCTCTTATAACGTTATAAGCAGTATAGGGTATGATATTATACACGCCAAATTTATCTGCTATTTCCAATTTAAGAAAAAAATCACCATACTTACACATTTGACGAACCCACATCCATAAATTAAATTCAATATTTAGTACATCGTAAAATAAGTTGTATAGAATTTTTTGTACTTGTTCATCCGAACTTTTAATTTGAATTACCTCTCCCATTGAGTTTTTAAGAGTAGATTCATCAGCTATAATATCCAAAGCTGAGGCTACAATAGCATCAGTGTCCATAGATTCATAGTCTCTGTAAAGTTGAGGTCTAAGGGTTTGATAATTTACTCCAGGGTTATAAATTCCTATTGAGTTAGTAGTATACAAGCGATTGTATCTATCAACCATAGAATTTGTTTCTAATTGACCTGCTTGTTGAAATTCATCAAAGTCTAAAACTTTAAGTTGATTTCCTCCAGTATTTCGAATGATTACATCCGTAGAGAATAATCTCTTTAATCTTGTAAATATGCTTGTATCGGCCATAGTATATTAAATATGCGAATAAATATTACAGAAGCCAACTAAAATCTTCAGTTCCCCCTTTTCCATTATCCATAGTATAGGGATTATCTAATCCTGTAGAAAAATAAGCTCCTTGGTAATTGATTGAACTTTTTGAAAAAGAATTTAAAGTGGCTTTTGTTATATCTATTCCGTGTTGTTTAAATTTTAATGCAGTATCTCGTACATATAAGCCGATACCAAAACTCATAACTAAATCATCATTATAACCGCCTTGAGCTTCTGCTCTACCATATTTCCAAATAAACGTTTTCATTTCTTCTAATAAACGTTTAGATTGGATAGTAACACCTTTATCACTTACATATTCTTGAAATTTACCTATTACCATAGGTCGAGTTCGAGTAGACATAGTAAATCCTGCAGTCATACTTGAATTATTTTCATAATTTTGAAGATATGAATCTACATTAATATTATCTGACTTAGGTGAGTAATATAAATTAGCATAATTACGTTCAATGATGGTCTGAATTGTACTCCACCCAATATTAGCATTTTCTACTATAAGTAAAGCATTGTTATATTCAGTAGCAATTGCTGTAAGAATATTACCAAAATCCTTAGTGCCTATTTGACCTTTATATTCACCTACTTGTGTAGCAGATTCTACATCAAATATATGAAATGCCGAATAATCTTTACCATCACCTCTAGCTACGTCAGCTGAAATTAGGTATTGTCTAGTATAATCAGCAGATTCCCATATCCATAAATTTTGGTCAGCTCCTCTTCTTTCTAAAGGTTCTTTAATTGTAGATTTTTCTATAAATTCTAAATATTCTGGGTAGAAAACTGTATCTCCGGAAGTACTAAAATCACAATCACATTCTTGTGCTGCCATTCTAGGATCCCCTAGTAATTCATCCTGTCTATCTCTCCATTCTTGATTTCGCTCAGGGTGGACATACCAAGGTAATTTAACAGGTAAAAATTCGTTTTCACTTGCTTCTGCTCTAACCCATGTTTGATGGAACCAATTACCAGTACCATAAGGGGTTGAAAGTGCTATACACCCCCCACCTGTAGCAAGTGTTTGTTGGGCTGAAGCCCATATTTCACCAATATTTTCAATAAAAGCAGCCTCATCAATTAATAGAAGTGAAACTGCTTCTGATCTACCTGCATCACTTGATGCTGAAGTGGCTTTGATTTGGGATCCATTTGTTAAACGAAGTGTTAATTTGTTATTTTCTTCGTAGTCTATTTTAAGCCACGTGGGTAAATTTTCATACATAAATTTAACCTTTGTAACCATATTTTTAGCAGTTTCCTGCTTAGTAGCAATACAAAGAATATTTTTATCTTTATGAAAAGTCATTAACCATAAAGAATATCCCGCAGATAAAGTTGAAATTCCTAATTGTCTAGATTTAAGGATAATTGAATAGGGGTTTTCTTGTACTAACTTTAAAACCTTTTCTTGGAATGGATATAAGTGAAAGTTGATTCTACCTCTTTGGGGGTGTTGAATCATACAATATTTTTTCATAAAGTGTATAGGATCTTGAGCACACTTTATATATTCCTGTCTTATTACCTTTTTTAAATTACTCATTTTTTAGTATGATAGGAAGTATAGCTGTTAAAAGGGTAGTTATAAAAGTAATATTACGAGTATTTTTTAACTTATTAATTTTTTCTTTTTTATAGGCTATGTCTACTTTAAGTATAGAAGTTTGAGTATAAAGATTTTCATTTGATTTATACAAAGAATCAGTTAATAGTTTATACCTTAATATTAAAATAGAATCTTGAGATAAAATATCATTAATATCAATAATTTTAGCTTTTAATGAATCTCTCTCGTGTTGACATAAATCATACAAAGTAAGCTCACTAGCAATCTGACGAGCATAATTTGTAGGAATACTGATAAGAGAGTCAGTATCTGTAGCGGTTTGAGAAAAAAGTGGTAAGCTCATTATGAGACATACCATCAATTTTAGATACTTTATCATTATAATCTTTTTTTATTTTATCTAATTCTTTATTTCTTTTAAAAATAGTAGTATTTAAACTATCTATTTTATTTTGAGTTAAATTTACTAATAATTTTAATTGATCTTTAGAATTTTGTAGATTAATAATTTCAGTAGTAAATTTAGACTTTTCTTGATTTAGCAAATCATCAAACTTTTGTTCTGCTTCTAATTTAGCTTTATCAACAATATCATCCATTATATACCACAATATTCCCCCACCTATTGTAATTCCTAAAAGAAAAATTAAACTATATATGGTAAGATGACCTTTCATCCGTAATAAATATTATTACCTAATAGTTTTTAAAATTTGTTTAATACGTTCTTCAGTTGATCCCTTAATAGTATAAAATATAGGACGACATTCAAATAATAAGTTTTGAATTTCTTCATCAATTTCTTTTCTGTAATCAGCATTTGTTTCGCGGACCCCATTATCTTCTATACCTAAACCCTCTGGTGAGATGTAGAAGATGAAATCATATTGTTTTATAAAACGCTTAGCATATTCTTTAAATGCATCTCCATCTAAATAGCTAACTTTTTTAGCACAATTAGTAAAAGCCATTACATCAATAATTGTTCTATCAGTTATAAGATTTTCTTGCATTAACTCTGTTACACGTTCTGCTAAAAATATAGTTTGACCTTCAATAGTAGTTTCATGATTCAATGGAATACCCAATGAACTAAGATACTTACTACGTTCAGTAGCAAAATTATAATTTTTAAATTTAGGTAATTCTTTTAACGCATTTACAAGCGTTGTTTTACCTACTGACATTGTTCCACAAAAACCTATTTTCATAATAATATTATTTTATCCTCCTTGACGTGATGATTCTCTCATTGCAGGGTTTTTATACCATGGGACTCCATTTCTTTCTCTTCGAACTTCTTTCCATTCTTCTTCAGTATGATAAATCCCATAAATATAATATTCTCTTAACCGTCTTACACCCTGAGGTATGAGAGCTGGTCCTTCCCAATTGTGAAGTTTACCATCCCAATGATGTAATATAGTACCATCAGGTGTTCTTGTTTTTGTTGGTTTAGGCCACTT